CCCGGCTTGAACGTCATTGCGCGCAGCATTAAATCCACCAGTGAGCGAGTCAATAGCGGAATTTTGGCCAGATAATATATTTTGTTGGGCGAGCTGATCGCCTGATCTGATAGCCCCGACCGACTGATCGAAGCCTTGCTGAATTATAGGGACGGCGCGATCTGCTGCTTGTCGTGATTGAGCCTGAGCTTCTGCAACGCCCCTTGCTTGGGTATTGCCTGCTTCTTTCGCTGCTTTGGCTTGCTTATTGGCTGAGTATAGCCCCGCTCCCGCAACCACTACGCCCGTTGTTATCGCCGCCATAGTTAAAAACCTTCGTGTAGCACGTTTCAGAGTGGACATAACCTAGCTTTTCATACATTCTCCCCACCACTTCGGGCATGGATGACTGCATGGAAATCATTGTCCAGTATTTAATACCTTGCTCTTTCACTAACTGCTCCATAAACAGGAGTAGCGCTACACCATTTTTACCACTGCGGTGCTCAGGGTTAAGCCACCATGCCAACTCAGTCGCGCACAGTGCCTTGGTTGATCCTAGTATAAACGATTTAACGCCAGCACAAAAGCCGACGCATAAACCATCTATTTCGACCACTGCCAACAGTCCGTGGTCATAAGCCATTTGCACCATATTGACGGTGTGGTCACGCTCAAAAGGCTCAGAAAACTGTGTTTCAAGCCAGAATCTTGCGGACATGTCCAGTATTTGATCGAAATCTTGCTCGGTTGCTGTGCGGATCATGAGAAAAACACCGTCAATACGGCTCTAGCCTCGGAACCTTCACCAAAGCCACCAATCGGCATAGCACAATGAAATTTACCAGCGTCAAATATAACTGCTCGGTTTTCCTTCATATGAGCCATATCGACCAGGGCCCACTTTTCTGGTGAATTCTGGTCGCGAGAAATAAAATCCACCATGTCCTGTGATTCAGGCGCGTACATCACCCCAGTCTCACGGTGCCGGATAAAAGCTGTGCCGCCCTCTGCGTCATTCATGTATAGCATCAGACTATAAAGCCCCATTGAATTATCAGTGTGCGCTATATGTGGCACATGACAGCCTTCCGGTGATCTGCGCATGAATAAAGTGACACTTTCAGGCTCTCGCCCTAGTGAGCTAGTTAATCGCTCAATGATTTCGGATCTGACAGCATCAGGAACATCAGCACAAATATGCGGATACTCAACGCCATCAACAGGATTAACAGCACCACCGAAATCAGCAGCCAGCGCATGAGCCTTGAGATCATCATAACTGCCCAGAAAATCATCAATTATAATCACGTAAGCTCCACCCACCCCGTATTGACAGTTGCAGCCGTGGTCTTAAACCAAAGCTCACCTAATGCCGAATTAAAATAGAGTTTCTTGGGTGACGCGAACACTGAACCGTTAGGGTTAACTGTGCCATCGATTATTTCCAGCTTGTTTAAAAGCTCAGTGACGCTCTGCATCCACCCGATGAACTCGTTTTCACCCAAACGCTGCGGGGTCACGATAGGAAAGTCACGGTGCGGGTTTTGTATCATTGTGCGTTAGCCTGTAGCTTGTTTATGCCTCTAGGGTATTTCCCAGAGTACTCTATTCTCAGTTTTCTTGCGATTGAGAACGCCCCTAGCCTAGACCATATAACCCTTCGGCCATATTCACCGACCGCGCCTAGCGATCTGGCAAGTTTATTGCCATAGGTGAATCCGCCATCGTCTGACCATGACAAATTCATCACGTCATCAGCATCGACACCCACATCGGTGAATACCTCAATTGCCCACACTTTGGACTTGAGGCCCATATTGCTCAAAGGCCCAGTGTCTAAGAGGCAGGCCATGTTGATTCCGTACTCAGTCCCTAGGTCGTCGGCTATCTCACCTATACGCCCATCCACAGCATCACCAACAAACACTTTATTGTAGGCTTGCGCGATAGCATTGACCCGCCATGATGCGTCAACAAAGTCATCACCGGCAGGAACCCTAGACCGTTGTTCATGCCAAATCGGCTGCCCAGCCGCCGAAGATGCTGCTAGGTCATACTTTAGGCAATAGTCACCAATATTTAGCACAATAAACTCAGCACCGTTTTGCGAATGCCTCAGCATAAACGCGCGCCGGATATCATCCTCAGCCATATTCTGTAACAGGTAATCGATTGGCTCTGTCGATATTTTCTGCGGCGCTCCTCCAGCATACAGCCACACACTGACTTCGGCGTTTTCGCCTGAACCAAGCCAAACAAATGATTGGCGAAATTTTGTTTTTGTGTTTTGGGTTGCTAGTCCCGTATCAATTACCGCGTTAGGGATTGGTAGGAACGCGAATTGAAGCCCGCCAACGTTATTAAACGGCACCGTGATGCTTTCGCCGAACACGTAAAGCTGATTGCGGTACACCCCCAAACCCTTAACAAGGGTGAGCTGCGGGACTGGATAAATATCCAAGGCCGAATAGCTCAAGCCATCATTAGGCTGTGAATGAAAAACCTCATTAGTTCCCGACTTAAAAAATACGAAAAAACTATCAAGGAAAGCCACGTCTTGAGCGGGGCCGTTAAAATCGGGGTCGGTTATTTCAGACAATGACGGTGGCGGCTCTGGGGATCCTGCGGTTTCTTCGCAAATGTAGGACTTTAACCCAGGCACAACAATGGCCAACTGGTTGCGGCTAGCATCCATTTGCACGCGATCAACGCCCGCTATAAATCCAAGGTATTGAGGCGTGTACGTGACAGTTAAATCGGGATTTACAACTCGATTAATCCGATACAGCCCATTGCCGTTGACAGTGTATAAGCGGTTATTCATCACCAGCATACCGCGACAAATTCCTGCGCCGGTATTGGTAACCTCTCTCAGGCCTGAACAGTGAAAAAGGTTTTCAGGGTTTAACGTATTAGATCCAGAATAGTTCGGATACCAGTTAATGCAGCGCTGAGATGAAAAAGGCTTCGACCTAGAAAGGTAAAAGCCACCAGCAAACGGGAGAGGCAGCAAACCAGCTTTTGAAGTCATCACGCATCCTCAAGCAGTATGTGGTCGCCGCCTTCGGTGAGGATTGAGCTCCCATTGGTCGGGTAGAAGCGATCTGAATATACCCCGTCTTCATTGCCCGAACCAATCGGCATACGATCATCGAATCGCATTTGCGGAATCTCTAGGTGCTGAATCAGCAGGTTGCTCCAAGCTTGGCGCTCATTGGCTGAAATGATTTGAATCTGATCGGTTGGCGGGAACTGTGAAGCCATGCGGATGGCCAGCTTAAATACAGCCCACTCTTCGGCATAAGCCGGAATGCTTACCTCCTGCGAACCGCTGGTGATTACAGTAAACCCAAGCCCCAAATAATCAACGCCGCGCATCAAGCGGTTTAGGTATCTAATGCCCGTCTGCATTTCGTCTGCCTGTACCGGCTGTTCTGCCGCTTGCTGGCCTAACTCTTGCAGTGCGTCGCGTATAAGCTCTTCTGCCTTCATTTTTCACGCCTCTTGTTGACGGTCTTATTATATCAGACCGCATAAACAAAAAGCCCCCGATTAAGGGGGCCAATACTACAGAGGTGAAATTAACCGCCCCAAGTCCGCATACTTAGCATTGGGTTGAACGTCACAAGCGCTGGCACGATATCGATACGCATCAAGTTCTTGTTTGCCAAGAATTGAGATCCGCGTGATACACGAATGCTTACGCCGCTCTCGCTCACTACCACAGTGTCGGTTGAATTGAGCTTAGGCAGGTCGACAAAGCCAATACCAAACGCCTGCTTGTGGAATGCAAGGTTAGGCTTATAAACGGTATTCGCAGCGCCACGGATAATAAACGCATCGCCAGAGGTTAAGGCCGCGCTAATATTGTCGTACTGTCCATTTGACCCACCGAACAAGGCAGGCGGAGTTACCTGAATGGTAGCCGCGCCACCTGCAACAGTGTTGGCAGCTGCTACCACGGTCTGACGGAATGGAACGCGAGCACCAACACCATCAACAAATACATCGCGAGTCTTGATGTTGACGTAGCTGCGGGCATTTGCACCGGTGCCAGTCCACTCGATAACATCACCAGGGCGCAGCGCGTTTACAGTTGAAGCGGTTAAGCCGGTAACTGCCAGTGTTTGAATCATAGTGTCTTTGTGGGTGATATAAGTGGCGTCGGGGGTTGCTGATAGGGTGCCAGTACCGCCAGCCAATACGCCCGAGGTGTAGTTAGGCAAGCTGTCAGTGCTTGCAACCATGGTGCCAGCCACAGGCGACTTGATCTGAGCCTTTTCCCAAGCGCTTTGAACCAAGTTGCTGCTCATGTTGGAAACGCCTTGCTGCAATGACGCAAGCTCAGCCATCGAGTAAGGGTTAACAAATTGCTGCAGCTCACCAGCCGGATAGCCCAAAGATGACGCGAACGCCTTGGGGTTGCTCACATGCTTCCAGCTTGAAATTGAAGTTCCCACGGTTCCGATTGTTACACCAGAATTTCGGATCATGTAGGCGCCAAGGTTTTTATCAACACGGGTAGCCAACTCTTCGTAGGCTAGCTTCAAGTGCTTCTCAAGCTGGCGAGCGCGGATTGCTTGATCCAATGCGTTAACACCGACATGGACAGTTATCACGTTTTGCACTGTACCAACCGCCTTGCCCCATACCAAGTCATTCTCAGGTACTGCAGTGATGTCACCGTCTACAGTTTCAGACGCCCTGAATTGCATCGGGCGCTGGAATGAAATCTCGCCACCGTATTGCGGTTCGTCAATCCCACCCTCATTCAAAAGCTGTGTGTCCACAGACTTCATTAAGACGGACTCAGATTCAAACCCCTTCAGGATTGTTTGAGCAACAAGCTTTGTTTGTGCACTAGTAAAATTGTTAGGCATGACCAATTACCTCATCGAAAACGATAGCCATTGCTGGCGTGTGTATCTGATTTGCGCGAACCCGTCACTTTGGTGGGCGGTGGAGGCGCCTTTGATGTTTGTTTAACGTTTAACTTTGAACGAACTTGTCGCTCAATGTACTTGATTGCCTTGGCTGTCGATACGCTAGTGACTTCGGCTAGGTCATCAATGTTATTGCCCAAATAGGCAACGATTGCAGGACCATCCTCATCTTCTAACAGCTCATTAACAAGCTCTTTGCTAATCCCATAAGCGGTGCATGTATCTGCGGCCTTCGCCAGCATTGCGGGATTAATCTTTAGGCGCTCAATGTTCCGATTGTAGTTCTCTACAAGTTTCGCCTGCTTTTGCTGCTCAATCGCGACGCTTTGCTGTTCACGCTGCGCTGATTCAGTTTCAAACTTTGCGGCCTCTCTGATGTATGCTTCACGCTCTCGC